GAAATAGTTCTTCCTAAATAATTATACAGTGGGTTGTAGGTTCCCAATAAAACCTTCATTACACACAACTCATAACACACAAGGAGTAAAACATGAGTAACTTGACCCCGTTCGAGATTCGCCTAGAACTTTTAAAAATGGCAAAAGACATGCTTAACGATGACTATTACGGTAAGCGTGAAGTAATTAGTAATGAATACTTTACAAAAGTAGAAATTGCTAAAATCAATGGTGGAGAGATGCCTGTTCATCCAGGATTTCCAGCTTATCCATCCGAGACCGAAATCATTGCAAAGGCTCAGACCCTAAATGGTTTTGTTTCAAACATCCCAACTACACTAGAAAAGACTAGCAAAAAGTCCACCTGATAGGGAATTGGATTGCAGGGTTCACACACTCTGCAATCCTTAACTGTTTTAAGGAGATAACTATGCATAAACGACTATACAGTTTAGCAGCAATATTTTTAATAAGCGTAATATTTTTAATATCTACAGGATTTACCAAAGAAAGAATCATTGGTGTAACTTATACCCAATTGACATCAGAAGCCAAAACGCAAGTTGATTGTTTGGCAGAAAACATTTATTATGAAGCAGGTTATGAACCACGAGATGGAAAGATCGCAGTTGCGATGGTTACATTGAATAGAGTTCAAGATCCAAGATATCCAAAAGATATTTGCTCTGTAGTGAAACAAAAGACAAATTCAACATGTCAGTTCACTTGGTTCTGTGAGCATAAAAAGACTCAGAACACTTCAGCATATTTACAAGCAAGAGACATTGCACTGCTTGTGTATGCTAACTATGAAAAGATGCATGACATGACAAGAGGTGCATTATTCTACCATGCGGATTATGTTAATCCACGATGGAAACTTGAACGAACTGCAGTAATCGGCAGACACATTTTTTATAAACAGAGAGATAGTATCTAAATGATGAACAAACTAAACATTCAACTCAAAGATAGTGGTGACGATTCTGCTCACTCGTTTTACCTTTTGATGGAAGAAGTAACATTACAATCAGCAAAGCAGTTAGTTGAATGGATTTTTGAAGCAAACTTCGCTGAAGAGCGACCAGACTTATTGAATCTCATCATCTGTTCTCCAGGTGGTGATTTAAATGCAGCGTTTGCAGTGATTGACACTATGAAGGGTTCAGCGATTCCTATTCGCACGATTGGCTTAGGTCAGATCGCATCAGCTGGACTCATGATTTTTATCGCTGGTGACAAAGGGCATCGTATTCTTACACCAAACACATCTATACTGTCACACCAGTATTCTTGGGGTGCTTTTGGTAAGGAACACGAATTATTCGCAACGGTAAAAGAGTTTGACTTAACTACCAAGAAAATGATCCATCACTATAAAAAGTGTTCTGGATTATCTGATGCAAAGATCCGTGAGGTTCTATTGCCACCACAGGATATTTGGTTAAGTCCACTTGAAGCCAAAAAATTAGGATTATGCGATGAAGTTAAAGAACTTACTTAATTATGTAAAATTCTCTGGTATCTGGATTGGATTTGTTTTAAATCCTTACCACTGGGAATTTCGAGTAGAAAAAACTGGACCAAATGATACAGATCCAAACGGATATTTGTTAGCTGTATATTTTGGACCATTTTGGGTCAGGGCTGTCTTAGATGATGGTTCTTGGTAAATTAAAGGGGATGATTATGAATGATAATGTTTTTGTTAGTTGTGTTACTCTTGCAATAGTGACACTTATTGGATCGATTACTTTCTATCAGTATAGTGAGTTGAAGTCTGTCGAGAGAAATGTAGAATCAGCGATTGTAAAGGGGATTGATCCCGTTGCAGTTCGTTGTGCCTATGCAAACCAGTCAGATGTGGTCTGTGTAGCCTATGCAGCTTCTCATCAACAAGGGTTTCCTACCCCGAAATCCTCTAAGTAAGTAGTTACTTACCAAACCAACCCTCTAGGATACAGGTGTTCTAGGGGGTTGTCTTTAATTCCGAATTAGCGTATAATATCTCTATTATATCGTTGAAATGGAGTCTTAATTATGAGTTTACTTACAGTTGGCAACCCAAAGTTGTTGAAGGGTCAGAAGAAGGGTTACTTGTCTTCAGTGTTACACTTTGCACCTGCAACCTTATCAGGTAAAGAAGTGTGTCCTAAACGAACAGCTGGTTGCACGATGGCATGTTTGAATACTGCTGGTCGTGGTGGCATCTTCAAGAAAGGTGAGTCCACTAATGTGATTCAGCAAGCACGAATTCGTAAGACCAAAGCATTCTTCGAAAATCGTCAAGCATTCCTTAATGAGTTGACTGTTGAGATTATCAAAACAAAAACCAAAGCAGAAAAGCAAGGACTGATTCCAGTCTTTCGTTTGAATGGTACTTCAGATCTCTCATGGGAGAAGTATGAAGTTGCAAACGGCAAGAACATTTTCCAAATGTTCCCAGAAGTCCAATTTTACGACTACACTAAAATTAACAATCGCAAAGTAAAGCACATTCCTAACTATCACCTGACTTTCTCTAAAGCAGATGGTAATGATATGGATGTTCGTCTTGCATTATCAAATGGTATGAATGTTGCAGCTGTATTTCACAAAGTGCCAGAGACATATCTTGGTCGCACAGTTATCAATGGTGACGAGACAGATCTCCGCTTTTTAGATCCAAAGGGTGTTATTGTTGGCTTGAAAGCCAAAGGTAAAGCAAAGAAAGATACCACAGGATTCGTTGTATGAACACTAAAACTTTAAAGCCAGCTGTTGCTGATGGTAAAATTATTGAAGGATATTTTGTTTGTCCAGATGGTAATATTTGGAGTGCTAAAGGCAAATTTTGGAAAAAACTTTCTCCATCATCATGCCCACCATATCCAAAGGTTAGTCTTTCTGTTAATAAGGGTGAGATGAAGTCATTTTATGCTCATAGAATTGTTTGTGAATCCATACATTTCTTTCCTGTTCCAGATGGTGTTACTAACTCTGAGTGGAAGAATACTCCAGACAAAATAAAGAAAATTTTAAGCACTTTATTTCAGGTGAACCATATAGACCATGACCATTTTAATCACCACCCATCTAATTTAGAATGGGTTACAGTTAAACAAAACGCAAACAAATATCAACAACATCGTACCGCAAGTTATTGATTGACTTGCAACTTTATTTGAGGTATAATAGATCTTATGCAAATGCTACATACATCACTTGGAAAATCTAAGAAGAAGAAACCGACTGCAAAGCAACGACAGTTGAAAGCATCATGGGAAGCCATGTTAAAGAAGTATCCCACAAAGACTGTTGCTAAACCAAAGCAACAACTCAGTGAGGTATACTCACTCGGAAAATCTGCTTGTCGTGAGACACCTAAGCATCCGAGTCTTCCATTTACTGGTGCACCTTGTTACAAGAAACCTAACCCTGTTTATACAGGCTCTGCCATTAAGGGTATTGGTACGATGCACAAGTCTAATGCAATTCCAGTCATCTCTGATGAACAAGCAAGAGATATCGCCACTATGAGGAGAGGATAAATGAGTAATGAAACACATAATGAAAATTAGACTACGCAAAGACGGAACATGGGAAAATGTTTATGATGATGGTTCGTCTGATCAAGAATTCGCTGAGTTATCTAATGAGATGTTAATTAAGATGCAATCAAAACGACTAACTGAAATTGCATCAGACTATCTTGAACAAGCTGTTGAAGCATCAGGCTACAAAGATGCCAAAATGGTAATTGATCATATTAGGGGATTGTGATGTTCGAATTTTGCGTTAAGTGTTCTGAAAAAGAAGGACAGATTGAACTTCTTCGTAAACGACACTATGAAGAAATAGAAACATTGAAAGCACAGATTGACAAGTTGCGAAATGAAAATGACGCACTCATCATGGATGTTGCATTCTATGGTGGTAATTTAATTAACTTGTCTTGCAATAACAAATAAGGTATAATATATTATGACACTGATTGAGAAGTATAGTGACTTACAAGTCCAAAAAATGAAATTAGATAAATTCTTCTCTATGTTCCTTGAGAAGTTTGAACGACAGATGGATCCTGATAGAACAGATACCCCTGTATGGAAACTTTATAAAAATAAACTCAAAGAATACGAAAAGGTGAACCATGAACTTAGAACAACTCAGTACTGGATTAGCAAAGAATGATATGTTTAAAACTGCAAACGAATTTTCTCTTCATATAGAAGAAATGGTTCGTAATAGTAAAATGACATATATGGACGCTGTTCTTGAATATTGTAAAGAAAACTATCTTGAACCAGAAGATGTATCGAAGCTGATTAATAGATCTCTGAAAGATAAGATTGAAATGAATTTTCGTGATTTGAACTACTTACCAAAGCAAGCACAACTGGATGTGTAATGGATGGATTTAAGGCATATCGTTATTACCTAGCAATTAAACTTCACTTCACCACCGACAGATTCAATGTCTTCGAGAACAGAGGTAATGTTCGTGGTACTCGTGAAGCATTTAATGCTCGGAATGACAGATACATATTCGAGAAGTTAGCAAGCAAACGACAAGATGATAAAGACATCATCCAGTTCTTTGTGGCGAACTTTGCGTATGGTAACGACCAAGCCATTTATGCTGGTCAAGAAGCAGACGATAATTACTTGCAATG